ATGGCTAAACGAAAATATCAGGATGTTGAAGACCTTCTTAAAGAAAACCCCGATATGAGTCCTGCTGAAGCAGGCAGGCAGCTTGGTTACACTGAAGAACTTCATTGGAAAAACAAATCACAAAGAAGAGTTGGTCCTAAACATAGGCATTCTGATGGTGCTCGTAAACAAGCTGAAGCATTACAACGAGGTGATGCACCTAGACAAGTTCCTCCGTTAAAACCTGGGTTTGATCGTCATCATAAACGGATGATTATGCTTTACAAACCGTTGTTTGACGGCTTGTCAGAAACAGAAGCATTAGAATTATCTAAATATGCAGCAAGTCAAGGCTTAGATTTAGGTGATGTTGAAAAAAATTATCAGTATTTAGATAAAATTAGTCATAACGAAATACATCGTTATATGGAGCGCGAAGGTATGCGCCCTCGTGACATGCCTAATTTTTCTAATATGGATTTGAATAATCGTAAAAAAACATTTGATGTTTTATACCGTGATTTTATTCAGCCAGATATTGATAGGCAAACTAGCAGGCTTATTGATCAAATCGGTTTAACGCCTGCAGAACGTCGTCAAATTAGGGGAATGCCCCTTGAAGAACAAGATTCTTTTATTACTCAACTTAAAAAAACCCGTAAATCAACTAAAAATTTGCCTGGTTTAGGCGCAGTAGTTGGTGGCGGTTTAGCGGCAGCACAACTGCTGCAAGGCAAACCAGCTGCTGCAGCTGAAACTATGTTTGATACTGCTGTATCTGAAATTCCTGTTATTGGAGATGTATTAGAACCGGCTCCAACTGCTGATGCTACTTTACAAGGTCGAACTGATCCACAAGCTTATGCCGCTCAATACAAACAAGAACGGCAAAAAGCTGAAAAAGAGCAATCTAATTTTATTACTGACACCCTTAAACTAATTAGTGACGCTTTATGAGCAACGTACTAGCCGCCCTACAGGGCGATTTTAAAGTATTTCTACAAGCCCTGTGGTCGCAGCTAGACCTGCCTGAACCGACCAGAGCACAATATGCCATTGCCGACTACCTACAACATGGTCCAAAACGTCTACAGATTCAGGCGTTCCGTGGTGTTGGTAAAAGTTGGATTACTGGTGCCTTTGTGCTCTGGACTTTATTTAATAACGCTGAGAAGAAGATTATGATCATTTCGGCATCGAAAGAACGTGCCGATAACATGAGTATCTTCCTACAAAAGCTTATCATTGAGACACCTTGGCTCAAACACCTACAGCCTAAGTCGGATGACGCCCGTTGGAGCCGGATTAGCTTCGACGTAAACTGCTCTCCGTCCCAGGCTCCGTCAGTTAAGTCGGTCGGTATCACCGGTCAGCTGACTGGTAGCCGTGCTGACTTGATGATTCTTGATGACGTGGAGGTGCCGGGTAATAGTATGACGGAAATGATGCGTGAGAAGTTGCTTCAACTCTGTACGGAGGCTGAGTCAATTCTCACACCTAAGGATGACTCCAGGATTATGTACCTGGGAACGCCACAGACAACCTTTACTATCTACCGTAAGCTAGCTGAACGTAACTACCGACCTTTTGTTTGGCCTGCTAGAGTCCCGCGTAAGTTTGCTAACTACGAAGGACTGATTGCTCCACAGCTCCAAGAAGACGTAGATATGGGTGCAGAACCTTGGAGCGTAACTGACCCTGACCGTTTTAGCCATGAAGATCTTCTCGAACGTGAAGCAGCAATGGGACGCAGTAACTTCATGCTGCAGTTCATGCTGGACACAAGCCTCAGCGATGCTGAAAAGTTCCCACTTAAGATGGCTGATCTTGTCGTCACCAGTGTTAATCCTAAGTCCGCCCCTGATGATATCATCTGGTGCAGCGATCCTAGAAACGTCATCAAAGAACTCCCCACTGTTGGGTTACCTGGAGACTATTTCTACTCTCCAATGCAGTTACAAGGAGAGTGGGGTCCTTACCAAGAAACAATCTGCAGTGTTGACCCGTCGGGTCGTGGCACAGATGAAACGGCAGCAGCTTATCTCTCCCAGCGAAACGGTTATTTGTACTTGCACGAAGTGCGAGCTTATCGAGACGGATACTCAGACAATACGCTTTTGGACATTCTAAAAGGATGTAAGAAATTTAACGTTACCAAGCTTGTCGTTGAAACAAACTTTGGTGATGGTCTTGTTGCTGAGCTATTCAAGAAACACTTACAACAGACACAACAAGCAATTGACGTAGAAGAGGTACGAGCTAATGTCCGTAAAGAAGAGCGTATTATTGATGCCCTTGAGCCTGTCCTTAATCAACACCGCCTTGTTGTTGATCGTAATGTCATCGACTGGGACTACAACTCAAATAAAGACGACGCTCCAGAAAAACGTCTCCTTTATATGCTCTTCTATCAGATGAGCCGGATGTGTCGGGAGAAGGGTGCAGTTAGACACGACGACAGATTAGACGCACTTGCACAAGGCGTTAAATACTTTACTGATGCTATGAGCATCTCGGCACAAGAGGTAATAAAACAGCGTAAACGGGATGACTGGAACGACTTACTAGAAGCCTTCTTAGACGACCCACAACAGGCGACAAACCACTTAGCTTTAGGGTTTACATTAGATCAAAGAAGGCAAGCAAGAGGTAATACAAAAGGTCAGTCACCGACTTGGATTTGAGCGGTCCCACACTAAAACAGGGAGAAGGGTGGACTTCCTGTAGCGGGGAGACGTAAAAATCTCCCCCTTTTCCTTACAGAAACAAGACGACCAATTCTACTGACTCTTCTTACTGTTAATCCACCGACTGAATCAAAGACGCTTTTACTACTGTATGTCCACCGACCACCACACCGTACAGCTAGTTCACCACACCAACAAAGGTGATGAACTTGTAGCCTATATGGCACGTGTTAGCAACCCAGCTAATCAGAACAACACTGAGACCAGTGCTAAGCTTATTAAGTATCTGATTAAACATAAACATTGGTCACCGTTTGAGATGGTGAACATGTGTGTAGAAATTGAGACCACTAGATCAGTAGCAGCTCAAATACTCCGACACCGTAGCTTCTCCTTCCAGGAGTTCAGCCAGCGTTACGCCGATGCATCACTGCTTGGTACCGGCGTTGTGCCGGAGTTACGTCTGCAAGACCCGGTTAACCGCCAGAATAGCATAGAAGTAGAAGAGGAAGACTTATTTCTTAAACAAGAGATAAAGCAGCTCTACAAGCATTCGGAACAGATCTATCGAAAACTGCTTGAAGCCGGTGTAGCTAAGGAGTGTGCAAGAGATGTCTTACCCCTTTCTACACCCACTAGGATGTACATGAACGGTACTTTGCGGTCTTGGATTCATTACTGTGACCTTCGGTGCGCTAACGGCACTCAAAAGGAGCACAAAGTGATTGCTGATCAAGCTAAACAGCTTATTGCTGTTTGTTTTCCGGCTTGTTACGCGGCAGTCTGGGCGTAAAACCGTAGATTTTTGGCAGAAATTTGTAAAGCCTATACCACGTTTGAGCGATGACGCAGTACCCCCCGTGGGGGTGCCCGGTCGTACGCGCAGGGACGCGCCGGTGCCCGCCTGTGAGGCACCAGTGCTCGCCCGTAGTAACCCGCGCAACACCGGCGGGAGCCGGCTCACAGCCGCGTACAACCGGCTCTCAACCGCATTTGACTGGCTGACACCGGCTGGGGCTGGCTCGATCTGACACGATCTGTCGGCATTTGATCAGTACATTTAATGCTAACGATAAGCAACGGTTATAAGCCAGTGATACCAACGGGTTTGACTCAGCATTGAGCCAGTGTTGTGCCACTTTCTCGAAGTGTCCACCGCCACAGCACCGCTTCAGGCTGTATAGTGACTAAGAGATGACTGATTTGAAGGTCTTGATCTCGACTCTCCCTGTTAAGGGGGAGGAGAGTCTCGATCTTCAACCATCAGTCACTCCCACCGACCGAACCTTGACAACTGCATAAGCACACCGCTTCCAGAGCAACTGGTAGACAGCGACGACCGGCATGGGTTCTTGACCGGGAGGTGTGG